CAGGGATGTTTTTGGGGTGGCTTATCGGGTTTCACGCGGGTCAATTCCTATCAGCCATGTTGCGTACCAGCGCAGTTTTCCCGCATCTTGTGCAGGGGCATCTTTGCGCCCTAGCCGCCAGTTGTATTTCGCCACCTGGCCGCGCAAGAAACCGCGCCATTCTTCCTCGCTCAACTGCGCGCGAATGGCATCAATACACTCGATATCGCTCTCGGCGTAGTGTTGCGGGCGCTCGACAATGTCGTACTCGGTGACCTTCATTTCTTTGGCTCCCCGCTCCAGTTGACGCTATCGAGATCGTCATCAATGAACGGCTCGTCGGCCTTCGGAAACTTCGACAGATCAACCTTGCTGCGGCGGCCGCGCCCCGTGCTCGAGGACTCGGTCACCTTTGCCTTAAAGACACTGCGCATCGCTTCAACCGTCGGGTCAGTGACAATCTCGGCGACGCAAGCGGCGAGCTCCTTGCTCAAATAGCCACCGGGGCCGTTCTTGAACGTGCGCCCGGTTTCCTTATGCTGATACTCGATGTAGTTCTGCCCGCCATCGATGGGCTCACCAAACGGCACCAGCGCCGGAATAAAGAGGTGCGAGTCGCAACCTTCTTTTTGCTTCCCTTTGTGCGTTACCGTACTGTGAAGTTCGCAGCGCCATGCTCCAATCTCAACAGGTGAACTATGACAACACGTACGACAATTCATCTCGGCGACTTTCTGCTCGTGGCACAGCGAAAAAAAGCTGCACATCTTGCATTGCCAGTTGGCCGGATCTTCCGAGAGCTTTGCGGGCGGCTCCTTCGCGTCGATGATGCGCCGCGCGCGCTCGTGTATCGATTGGAACTCGTGTGAATCAAAATGTACCCACTCGGTGTAAATCTCGTCGGTATCTTTGTTCACGCCGAAATACAGCGCGCGCTCCACGCCAAGCAAACCCATGTAGGACTGCATCTGCGCGTAGTGTTGCCGCTTGCTCTCCGCGACGCCGTGCTTCTTCAGATCGGTAAAGCTCTTCGCGCTGTGCGTCTTCACCTCGAGAATCGCCCAGCTTTTAGGCGCCTCGGGGAAGCCACGACCGATGCCATCGACCGAGCCGCCAAAATGGCCGCTCTCGTCGCGACACTCAATCTGCTTGCCGCCCTCGTCAAGGTGAAGCTCTACGCCAATCGCGCGCAGCTCCTCAGCGACGACAGCCTCCTCACGCCGCCCGCGCTCGAAGAGGCGAAGCATCCGCCCATCAAAGCGTGGCAACAGCGCCCAGCGGAACGCGTACCAAATGTGTCGATCACACGCGTGCCCGATCAACGACGCGCCCAAATGCTCACGGTGCTCCTGCGGCTGGCTAGCTCGCCACTCAACGACGGCGACCCCCGTGCTGTGCTGGCTCGCAGGGACTTGCGGCATTACTTGCGCTCCCAGGGCCGCGCGGCCGGCTTGGCATTGGGGGGGCTGGCGGTCGTCGGACGCGCAGCCTGGGAGGCAACTGGCTTAGTACCGGTAACCGCTTGGTATCCCATGACGCGGTTACGCGACGGGTCTTTGCGGTCGAGGCCGATCTCACAGAGCACCGGCACGTCGTGCAGTTGCTCGGTGTCGGTCAGGTTAGTGACGCCCACAGCCAGGCAGAGCTCCTGTAACTGGCGCTTGGCGATGTCTTCGGCAGTCTTATTGGGATTGCTCACGTTCAGCCGATCCCACACGCGGCGGCCGGCGTGCTGACCGTCGACGATTTGCAGCGTGAATTCAATGAACTCACCCGTACCGGCCTGTGTCGGCTTGAGGTCAGAGCTGATCACAATGACCTGATACATACCGCTTGGCAGCGGCTCACGGCTCGGGGCCGCGGCAGCAACGTGGGAGACAGCGTCGAATTGAAATGAAGGCATGATCTAACTTCCTGTGTTGTTCAGTTTGCAATTGCGGACTCGAAAGCCTCCCACGAGAGCGGAATGCTCTCAGGCAGGCTATAACGATTCTTTGCCATGTAGGCCGGGCGCTCTGACGTGAAGAGCAGGCGCTCGCCATTGGTGATGCCACGCGAGACGGTTTTGTTAAAACCAACGTCGTCCTTCTTGATCATCGTCTTGTAGTTCGCGAAGAGCACCGCGTCGCACCACTCGCGCACCAACGCGCTCGAGCGCGCCTGCAGCTTCGGCTGATAGCGGTCGTATGGCTCGGTCTCTGGCGAGTCGAAGCGCTTGATCTCCGTGTGGGCAATCAAGATCACGGCCATGCCGCGATCGTTTCGCAGCGCCGTTAGGCCATCCAAAATTTCGCGCCACTTGTCTGCGGCAATCATCGCGCCTTTTCCATAAGCTAAATCTTTTGCGTCGTACTTCGCTTCGATGTCGCGCCAGGTCAGGGTTTCGAGCCAATCGAGCGAATCGATGACGACGGTTTTGAAATCGTGACCGCCGTCAAACAATGTGCTGATCGCGTCCAGCACGTCAGAGACTTTGTTCGCAACTGGGAAGTGATCGACGGCAAGCGAGCCGAGCCCGTCTTCCGTTTGAATGAAGACAGGCGAGGGTGCACCAGCGGCAAAGGTTGATTTACCAATCCCCTCAACGCCGTACACCAGCACGCGCGGCGCGGCAAAAGAGGTGTTTTTCTTGATGCTCTTTAGATCAAAGACCATTGCTCGGCTCCTCGATAACGATGTACGTCTTGGCTGGCTTCACGGTGATCGCGGGCGCAATCTGGCGCCAAAGGTCAGGCCGGTCGGTGCGGATCGCGCGCAGCAGCGCCTCGTCCGCTTCAACCTTGGTTTTAACGGGTTTCTCAGGCCATGCGGCCGTGAGCGCCAGCAGCTTGTCCAAGTCAGCCTTGTACGCGAGCTTGCCGGTAGCCTTAAAGCGAAAGCCATTGGAAAGGGTCGTCGATGCGCTGCCTTCTTCTTTGTGTGGCAGCATCTTCAGCAGGTCTTGCTCGATTTCTAAGCGTCGAGCGGTGGCTTCGAGTTCCTGTCGCTTTGCGAGCAGCCACTCTGCCGCTAGTTTTTCTGCGGTCATTTAGTTGCCTCGTGGTGGGGTGGGGTCAATATAGCAAGGCGGTGCGAAGATCTCAACAGTCTATGCAAAAGGCCCGGTTAGACCGGGCGAATCCACAGCACCGGGGCTGCGGCCTTGACGGCGACGTTGTCGACCGTCGCAGCGCCAGTAAAAGGCACTAGGTTGAACTTCTCACTGTCGTAGCCACGCTTGAGCGTCGCGACCATGTGGCCGTTGCCGGCAAGCTCGACGATACAAAGACGGTCAATAAACGCCTCGGCGCGAGTGTCGAAGGCGCCGCTAAACAATACCCAGCCGTCGCTTGCCAGCTCAGATGCGCGGATCTGCACCGCGAGCCCTGCGCCTGGCACATCCCGCGGCCCGATCACGCGCCGGGCGTTTTTGGCAGTAATTGTGTGCAGTGCGCCTCGAGCATCGACCCACGCCTTGACGGGGAAGCTGCGCGCGTCGTCTTCGATCGGGATACCAGCCTGTGCTAACACTTCGGTGACAGGGATAGTGAGCAAACCGGATATTCGGTTCGCCTCGTCGGCAGTCATTGTCCGTTTGCCGCGCAGCATTAAGCTCACGGCGCTCGGGTCTAGTTCAAGCAACTTCGCAAGCCGACGCATCGACATGTCACGCTCGGCGAGCCGCTCGCGGAACCATCGTGTGTTGACCTTTTGGGCAGCCATTTTTATCTCGTTTCCTAGGTAGGTTTGATGTGTGTTGACAATTCCACATCAGTATTGCACCTTCCGCCACGCCTCGCAACCACCACGAGAAAACAAGATCCATGTCGCAACTATCTCCGGC